GGCGCAAAATATATGCCAGCAGTTCGTAATCGTATGTGGGATGGTAAAATTCGTTTATATAATATAATGAACGGTGAAATTTATATGGGACTTTTACCATATATAGAAGAATATTTAAAAAACAATGGTGTAAATTATGAAATTGAAGATGGAATTAAGAATGAAAGAGAAATACCAAGAGAATTTGTATCTGGATTTATACGAGGACTTAAACCAACTCTTAATGGAAACAGAATTGAAGTACGTCATTATCAACTTGATGCAATCAAACATGCTATTGCCACAAATCGTTCTCTTCTTATTTCTCCTACTGCTTCAGGCAAGTCATTAATTATATATTGTCTTGTTCGTTATTATCATATGATGGGATTAAAAACTTTAATATTAGTACCAACTACATCTCTGGTTGAACAAATGTATAAAGATTTCGAAGACTATGGTTGGAGCTCTGATACATACTGTCAAAAAATATATTCTGGTCACGATAAAAAAGTAACTAAAGACGTTGTAATATCAACTTGGCAATCTATTCATAGAATGCCAAGACCATATTTTAGACAATTTGGTTCTATGTTTGGTGATGAGGCTCATCTATTTAAAGCAAAATCTCTTACTGGAATTATGACAAAACTTGATGTTTGTAAATATCGTTTTGGATTAACAGGTACACTAGATGGAACTCAAACACATAGATTAGTGTTAGAAGGATTATTTGGTAAAGCAAAATATGTTATAACAACTAAAGAATTAATTGACAATAAAACTTTAGCTTCATTAGAAATTAAATGTATAGTTTTAAAATATCCTGATGAAGATAGACAAATAGTAAAAGAATTTGACTATGGAGCAGAACTTGAATACATCGTTACTAAGACTCAAAGAAATACCTTTTTATCTAATCTTATGGGTCATTGTAACGGAAACACTTTATGCCTTTTTCAATTCGTAGAAAAACACGGTGAAGTTTTATATAATTTAGTAAAGGAACAATACAAAGACAGGAAGGTGTTTTTTGTATATGGTGGTGTTACAACTAACACTAGAGAAGAAATTAGAGAAATTGTAGAAAATGAAAAGGATGCAATTATAGTTGCAAGTTATGGAACTTTCAGCACTGGTATTAATATTAAGAACATAAGTAATATTGTATTTGCAAGTCCTTCGAAAAGTAAAATTAGAGTTCTTCAATCTCTTGGCCGTGGATTAAGACAAACAGGAGATGGAAAAACATTACGACTTTATGATATATCTGATGATCTTTCTATTGATGGGAAGCTTAATTTTACTCTAAGACATATGAGAGAACGTATAAGTATATACAAGGAACAGATGTTTAATTTTAAAATAGACAGGATAAAGTTATGAAAGATTCAATTAGGGTTTTTAAACTATCTAGCGGAGAGAGTGTTGTTGGATCAGTATTAAATAATAATGAATTATATGATTTTAGTAGTGCTATACAAATAAGTTATCCATTAGAAATGGTAACAACGGGATCAAATTTAAATTTATCGCCATGGATTCATCCTATTATGACAGAAGAAGAATATATTGATATTAATCCAAGTAATGTAGTTATGTCTACTAAAGCATCAACTGGTTTAATTAAATATTATTTGTATTGTGTAGCTAGACTAGATTTTAATGAAGAAGATCATTATAGTATGTCTGAACCTACCGATGAAGATTTAGATGAGATTGCTGCACTAGAAGAAGAAGAAGCTATAGAGGAAGCATTGGATGAACTAACTGATCCTAATAATCCTAATCATACTATACACTAAGCTATACTCTATAATTTATCATCAACCGACTACAAGCGTAGTATATACACATTTTATCGTAGAGTCAATACTCTTTTTATAACTAATAAAATTAAAAGGTTCATTGACAATAATGTTTAACTCTGTTAGTATCAATATAGATTAAAGGAGTAACTATGGCTAAAAAGAAAAGTGTGCATTATGTTGATAATAAAGCATTTCTGGTAGCAATGTCAGAGTGGAGAGACAAATGCAAAGAAGCAGAAGAACAAGGTGAATTAAATCCACCATTAACAAATTATATTGGTGAGTGTTTTTTAAAGATTGCTACTCATCTATCTTATAGACCTAATTTTATTAATTATTCTTATAGAGATGAAATGATTTCTGACGGTATTCAAAACTGTCTACAATACGCATACAATTTTAATCCTGAGAAATCTAAAAATCCTTTTGCTTATTTTACTCAAATAATTTATTATGCATTTCTTCGAAGAATTGCTTCTGAGAAGAAACAGGTTCATATAAAACATCAATCTATACAGAAACAACATTATGAAGCTTATACTACTATGCCAGGTGATACAACAGTTTATAGTATGGATGAAACCTTGATGAACAGTATGCTTCCTGATGAAGATGTATATAAACCTAAGAAAAAAGAAACAGTAACACCAAAGGGTCTTGAAGTATTTATGGAGAATGAAGAATGATTTATGATGATTTGACACACATGCGTGTTCTTGAGAGAGAAATTGATATTATTAAAAATAAATATACTGATCATGACACGGGCAATCTTCGTACTGCTGTTAGTGTTCTTGAATGTAGAGTAAAAGAAATAGAAAATAATATTAGAGAAAAAATATAGGTTTATAAAATATATGAAAATAGCATTAATTACAGATACACATTTCGGAGCTAGAAATGACAACTCTAATTTCAATGAATACTTTTTTAATTTTTATGAGAATCAATTTTTCCCATACCTAAAGGAACATGGTATAACCGATGTCATACATCTTGGCGATGTGATGGACAGAAGGAAATATGTTTCTTATCGTATTGCTAAAGATTTTCGTGAAAGATTCATCAACAGATTTGAAAATATTAATTTTCATATGTTAGTTGGGAACCATGATACCTTTTATAAGAACACCAACGATGTAAACTCACTACAGGAACTTGTAGACGGCCGTCACAATAATATTAAGGTATATGATAAATCAACAGAAGTAGAATTTGATGGGTTTAAGATTTTATTTGTGCCTTGGATAAATGCAGACAATATGAGTCATACTACAAATATGTTGAAAACTTCTGATGCTCAAGTTTGCATGGGTCATTTAGAATTGAATGGTTTTGAAATGCAGAAGGGCCTGGTCATGGATCATGGTTGGGACAAACATGAGTTTAAAAGATTTGATATGGTGATGAGTGGTCACTACCATCATAAATCAGATGACGGTCAAATTTATTATCTTGGCACACCATATGAAATCTATTGGAATGATTGGAATGATCCCAAGGGGTTTCATGTGTTTGATACAGAGAAGAGAGAACTAGAACGGATTATCAATCCTCTTAAAATTTTCTCTAAGATTTTCTATGACGATAGTAATAAATCATATGATAATTTTGATATGTCGCCGTACAAAGATAAGTATGTTAAACTGGTTGTGGTCAATAAGAAAGACCTTTATCAGTTTGATCAGTTTGTAGATAAGTTGTTGCAAGCTGATTGTTACGAGGTCAAGATCATTGAGGACTTCTCTGAACTGAATGCTAACAATGTATCTGATGATATCGTTGAGAATACAGAAGACACGATGACGTTGCTTGAACGTTACATTGATGATCTGGATGTTACCCTAAGTAAAAGTAGACTTAAAAATACAATGAGAACTCTATATACTGAAGCCCAGGATTTGGAAATATGAAAATTTTAATTATGGGACTGCCTGGCTCTGGTAAAACTTGGTTAGGTAATCGTATTGCAAAACACTTTTCAATTCCTTTCTGGGATGCAGATGTTGTCAGAGAAGTTTATAACGATTGGGATTTCTCTATCGCTGGTAGAGCAATACAAACAGAAAGAATGAGAACGCTTGCAGAAATAGACCCTATAAGTATTTCTGCATATGTTTGTCCTTTGCCTTCTTTGCGACACAATTTCAATCCAGATAAAATTGTTTGGATGGATACTATAAAAGAAGGACGTTACGGAGATACAAATAAGTTGTTTGAAGCACCATTAAAAAATCACAACCTGAGAGTTACGAAATGGATAGACGAAAACCAACTGTTCAAATGCTTGGAAGATTTCAACCTTGGCACGATGGACACAGAGAGCTTTTCAAACGGGCTCATGGAAAGACTGGCCAAGTTGTTATAATGGTTCGTGATACAGGTGAAGAACACCACGATAGACAAAATATGATTCGTGATTTAGAGAAA